ATGACATGGTTACATATTTAAATTGTCCTAGATGTGGAGCCACTGTAGAGACTTACAGAAGACCTATACATGTTATATCTAAGTTACATACAGTAAGAGAAAAAGATGCTAGTTAATTTTTTATTATCAGTTGTGCTCTGGGTACAGGTTCCACAGTGGAGTGATGACTGGTCTAAATGTGCTGTAGATGTACCTGATGCTGCTTGTCATTGGTATGTTGCTGCTCCAGATAATACATTCGGTGAAGGATTTGACTGGGCTGACGCTCCTTGGTTTGATGCTTATGGGCTTAAAGATATAGCAGCTATAAATAGATCTACAGTTTTGGAGAATTTACAAGATACTTAAATGAACTGTTGGTCTTGCAATCATGAATTAATTTGGGGAGGAGATCACGATGGTGAAGATTATTGTAATGAAGAATACAACATAGTTACTAATTTATCTTGTCCTAGATGTGATGCTTTTGTATTGGTTTATCATTCACCAAAAGATCCAGAAGATAGAAAACAAGAACCTATAGATACTGCTCCATGCTCTATAGAGGATGATCCTGTTTGTGATATTTAAATAAGAGACCAGGCTCTATACCATTTAGTAAGAATATATTTTTTACCTTTAGTAGGAGGTAATGCTTCATGCATAGTCTTGAAGTTTGGCCAGCCAAAGCTATATAAATTGTTCCAGAATATAGCTAATCCAGGTTCAGGTTTGACTTTTAGATTTAGAAATTTAAAATACGTTTCTCCTCCTTCTTCTACATCATTGAGATAAATCATAAATGTCCATGTCCTCTGTCCCATCCACTGGCAGTAAGTATGATATTCAGCAGATAAAGGATGATAATAATCCCAATGACCTTTATAGAACTCTCCTTCTTCGTACTTCTGACCTTGTATAGATTCTCCTAAAAAAGGATCTAAATTCATATAGTTACCTATTTTTATAGTCAAATCAGCTCCAAGTGGTGTCAGATGTGGACTGAAGTTACAAGTCATGGATGTTCTGTATTCAGATATCATCAATCTGTCTTCTTCATTAGATACCGCAGAGGGATGCAATTCGGTATCCATATATTCCATAGCTTCATCACATTCTTCCTGACTTAAAAAATTTTTTTGTAAATATATCTGAGTAAAAGGATACTTAAGTTTTTCTGCTGTATCAGGTATTTTCAGGTCATAGAATTTTTTATAGTTTACAAATCTAGGTTTCTTTTTAAACTCATGTATTTTAATTAATTCTTCTATTTCATCTTTACCACAATCGTGATACTCCTCCATATGTCTTTCAATCTGCGGTTTGCTCGCTCCGCTAATTGCTGAAATTAAAAAGTCTTGTTTTGCAGCTTCAGTAATCATAGAGTCTAGAATGTAATTGAGTTTAAGAATGTTCGAGTGGAACCATTTGTCTTTACCTTTATTATCATCTTTTATTCGATAAATGCCAGTAGCTCTTACATGCTAAATCAGGGTTTGAAGAGAAGTGATGATAAACATTATGAAAAATCTATGAGAAAAAATAGAGTTCACAACAGCTGACAGATATGGCATCCACGATTTCTGCTGTTAGGATAGTGAATAATGATTAAAGATCATGTTAGATCTGGATATGAATCAACAGTTTGCTATCCATGCGACTGCTATAGCGATTAAAGAATATGATCGTGATGAGTTAGAGGAAGCTTTTGTTGAGATGCTTTACAATAAAGCAATAGAACGTCAGACTTTTATAAATATTATGAAAGATCATGGCATCGATGCTGAGATTTCTCTTACTTTCTTAAACGCTAATCAAGTCCCTTAATAAATATGGCTACTCGTACAATTTCAGGTACTCTGGACACTCTCGAATCAGATGGTGCTGAGATAACCTACGTCGGATCAACAGATGCCTGTGATCGCAGTGAGAACATTCGTGGCTTCCGTGTTAATCCAGGTAGCACAGGAGACATAATCATAAAGATTGACAGAAGTACTGGTGTTAAATCAGTAGAAATCTTTCAAGAAGATGATTATGCAGGTTCTTCAGCTCCAACTGGATATACAGGATTCAGTAATATAGAACAGAGTGGTAAAGGTAAAGGTGCTTGTGCCATGACAGTTTCTAATGCAAGTAAAGACTACCTTGTCATTTTAAAGACAGATGGTTATTCTGAGGTGACCTTTGGTGGCACCGTAGATGTCCCTTAAATTAGATACATCTTATCTAAACAAAGACTCTTTAAGACTAATAAAACACTACAATCGGGCCAGGACTCTTACGGGTTCTGGTCGTTTTGCTTCTTATAAGGACTATGGAGAATCAATATGGAGAATAGGATATGGAAGTATGGAGATACATGGAAAGGTTGTTACACATAGAACTCGTGCAACTGAAAAAGAAATTGATGAACAGTTAAATATAGATTTACAGATGTTATCTCATAAACTTTCGAAGATAATATTCTGGCCATTAAATCCAAAAAAGAAAGCAGCTGTCATTAGTTATGCATTTAGTAATGGATTTATTTCATTTAAAAATTCTCAGCTGTTAGAACTTATTAACTCAGGTTGTCACAAGAAAAAATTGATTAGAGAGTGGTCTCCTTTTATTAATAAAGCCTGGTTAAATAAGTCTGATTTAGTGATAGATCAACGTAGGTCTGAACTTAATTTATTTCTAGCTCCAGATAAAGAGGTTCCTACCTTTCTACCACATAAGTGTAAATTAAAATACTGTTTACTAAACATACATGAAACATATAATGGTAACGTAAACCAAATCAAAGGTATTAATTATCTAGAAAAAAAGATTCAAGAACTCGATCCTTCAGGGGAAGTTTTACGACGTTTCTTCCGCTACTGGAATCAAGAACCCGGAAGTTTGGGATCTCCAAAAAACATTTAGAGTTTTTTATCCAATCTAAAAGATCCATTAATTCTAATTCAGCAGGGTAACCTTTCATAAACTCATCATAATCAAGATCTAGGTCCTCCATTTTCATGTTGCCAAACTTTAAGTAATACTAAATATCCGATTAAGTCTGTGATCACATCCTCATCACTTTCTAAACTATCATTCCCTTGCTTAATCCTATTTAACTTATCGTCAATTCTGACTAAGAGTTGCTCTCTGGCATCAGCTTTACTAAATATCCTAATAGGTTTTAATGCAGAATTCCCATAAGCACGATTCTTTGCTAATAGAAGATCTCGAATATCATTACAAATCGCAGCGATTAGAGATTCCGTCCGACCTCTCTCATCATCAGGAACTAAAAGATTTACATTAC